TGGCCACCGACCGGGCGCGGGCGTTCCAGCCGATACCGCCCGTCTCGATGGACTGGGCAGGCGTCGCAGGGCGCGGTGGGGTGGCTGGCACAGGCGGGATCGCTGGACTGCACACTTGGCGCGTGCGCGTGACCACCGACGATGTGATGACAGGGGCAGACACAACGGTGATCGAGTTGCCGTCGGGCAGCAGCTCGGGAAAGCCATCGCCGTCCAGGTCGGCATACTCGACAGCGGGAGCATTGGATGTGACGCTGTAGACCGTCTCGGTGTACGTCTCGTTCCAGCATCGAGCGGGCACCGCTGGACGGCCAGGGCTCCCAGGGATGCCCGGCGAGCCTGGGATGGTCACGATGGTCCCGGTGTTCTTGGTCAGGGTGTTCATGTCTCAGGCTCCGGGTCAAGCATGGTGGGCAGCGCCGGGTTGTAGGGGCTCGGGTTGCGCCGGGTGCCGATGTATTCGATCTTGGCGAAGTTGCGGCCAATGTCATTGGGGCCAACGTCCCCCATGTGGTGAAAGCGGTTGGTCGTGGTGATGCGGCCTTGGCGCTCCCAGGTGGCACCGCTGTCCTTGCTCACGTAGGCGAAGTAGGCTTTCTCGTCCGGGTCGTAGCCGGGCACGGTCACGGTGGCGTGATCGAACTCGTCGGGCTCATTGCGCTTGGGCAGGCGTGGAACCACACAGGTGAAGTGGCCCGACATCTGGACGGGGCGCGGCGTGGCGGGGTAGATGACCTGCGGGTCGTACCCGGCCCAGTACGAAGCCGTCACCTGAGCGCACATGATGTCGGAGCCAGGAAAGCCAGCAGCACCAAGCACTTCCCAAGTGGCGCCACCGTCTTCCGACCGCCAGATATCACAGCCGGAATTGATTGGGCGGTTCCAGTTGTTGTAGGAGTTGCCGTCGCCCAGGCCAGATGTCAAAACCCGATCTGTGGTCGCACCGTAAACCCCGTTGCCCTGGTAGTAATTGATGATGGGCGTATTGCCCTGGATCGTCGGCCCTACCTTGGCCAGCAGCGTGTCGTGACCCAGGTAGATCATGTCCAAGAACTTACGCGAATGCGGCTGGGCCAGTGCGGAGTTGTCCGTGTCGTGAATCAGCGTGATGACGCTGCCCGCCACCTTGAAGATTTGCGTGCGGGCAACGCCCGTTCCCCAGTTGAACTGCAGCATGTCAACCCAGCCGGGTGTGGACGGGTGGCGCAGGAAACGCGGGAATTCAGAGGCAAAGGTGTCAGGATCGGGCTTGAGCGCGGTGAAGGTAATGAGGATGCCTCCTTCTACCGGACAGGTCAGCACCGTGAATGGGAATGAGGCACCTTCAAAAGATTCGCTGATGTACCGATCCCAGAGGTAAGGCGAGGTCACTGGCTCCCCGGACGCAGGGCGCGTGGCGCCTCCGTCGCCATTCCCATATCCAGACGGGAACCCCATGTCCCGGAACTCTGTGCAGCGGTGGCGCTCCCAGGATGCGCCACGGTTGCGGGTCCACCACATGACGATGCCAGCGTTTCGGTCGCTGTTGCTTGTTATCTGACCCCAGTTAGTCAGGCCAGCAGCAGAGCGAGGTGCGCTGTAGGAGGCAAACACGTAGGTGCGCCCGTCGCCGCCTGTTTCCATCGCGTAAGGAATCCAGGTGCGGTCCACCTCGTAGGGAATCGCCTCGCTGAAAATGTCCAAGGTCTGGGTTCGCAGGTATGGCGTGCCGTCGCCCTTGTTCTCGACGAAGTAGGACACTGCCGGGCGCGTGTGGTAGCCCAGTTGGTACTCGAACATGCGCGCGGTGTGCGCCACCAGGATGCCGGGCGCCTTGCCTGCAACAACGTCTTCGTTGTTGGTGGCTGCAGCCGGCCGAACCATGGCCACGGGCTGCATCATGGAGCTGTTGTAAACAGCCTCCCCGCTGCCGGAGCCAACAAGAAGGTTTTGGAACTCGGTGAAGGTCTTGGTGACGAACGATGTGCTGCCGGGGTACTGTGAGCTGTTGTGCCCCGCCCAGAAAACCGAGTGGACCGGCACCGTGAAAACCACTTTGGGTGACGTGCGCCCCAGCCGCCCGAAGCCGACGGCCACAATCTGCGTGAAGGTCAGCGCGGTCCACCACCGGGCGAAATTAGTGTCGTAGAAGGCCACGCCCTTGAGCGGCGCAAACCCGTTGTTGTTTGCCGGGTTCAAGTCCAGAGGGTGCATCAGCTCTTGCACCACCAAGTCGCGGTGGTTGCCGAAGTACGAACCCCACCGAATCTGAAACTTGTTGGGCAGCGGCCAAGCGTTACCGCCCGCCCATGTGGCGTTGTGCGCCTGCTTGTAGGCGCCGAAGGAGCGCCGGCCGATCTGGAAGTTGCGGTTCAGCGCAGACGCCGCGCGCACCTTCAGTGGCCCGGTCTGTTCTTCGTCGGCGTTCGGACCTGGGCGCGCTTCAACATTGGTTGGGCTGTCATCGGGGCGGGTCTGCACCTCGGTGGGCTCGCCATCAGGCACAGCGTTGACGCTGACCCGGCCAGATGCGCGGAAGTAGGGGCGCTCGGGCTGGGTGTCGTCATCGGCCTCAGTCACCACGCGCTCGGCGCCGACCTTCTTTTCAGCGAAGAAGCCGGGGCCGGATGCCCAGGCATAGGGCATGTCCACGTCACGCAGTTGGCGTAGCTTCGCCTCCCCGACGATGCGGGGGATGCCGATGTCGGGGCCAAAGACCTTGGGGTCCATGGGTCAGGACTCCGTGCAGTTGACGTAGCCGGTCCAGAACGCAGGGCCAGGGCCTTCGGGTTCTTCGCCCTCCAACTCGGAGATGGTGAAGTTGGTCAGTTCGGGCGACATGAAGGGCAGCATTTCGGAGCCGCCGTCGCCCCAGACAGTGAGGCCAAAGGTGTAGGTGCCCGCCGCCATGGGCGTGCCCATATTCAGCGAAAGAACAGGCTCCGCTTCCTCGTAAGGGTTGTATTCCAGCGTGCCGTCGCGGCGCCAGATCAGGCCCACCTTGCCGACAAAAGAGTTTTGCGGGACGGGCTCGCCAAAGTCGTAGAGGTTCGGGCTGCTGATGGCCGGCGAGTTGTTCTTGGGACTCGCCAGGAACGCAAAGTTGTTCTTGCGCTGCTGGGTTGTGGTGCTGCCGGTCAGGTAGCGCCCACCGATCAGGCCGCCGCTGAAGCTGAACCCCGTCCCGGTGACGGTCAGCGCCACCAGCAGTTGCGAGTTTGAAATCGCCCGGCCATTGAAATCCACGTCGATGCTGATGAAAACATCGTGGTCGCCGCTGATGGGGACGCCTGCTATTGCTGCCATGGATCAGGCCCCACCAAAGGTGCTGACCTGCTGGGGCCAGCCAATACTCGCGTACTCAATGGTGTGCTTGAGAACTCCACCATCCAGGTACAGCCAGTGCTTGCCGGCGTACTCCTGATACGGGTCCATGGGGTCGTCCGTGTTGATGGTCGGCGCCGGCTCGAACACTTCATGCGTGCCATCGTGCGCCCAGGTCAACCCGCTCACGCCGGTCATGGTCGTGGGCGCGCGGCCCACGATGGTCCCGGAGCCCGTGGCAAAGGTGTCGCGGATGTAGATGGGCACGCCCTACCCCTTACAGCGTCGGGAAGACGATGTGGTAGGTGTCCAGTGGCTGTGTCGCAGCCGACACCAGGGCCACGCTGGCGAGGTTGATGTCGGCGCCGGCCACGCCGATGGTTCCCTGCAGGCGGGGCTGGGTGGTCGATGCCGCGCCCGTGTCAGCAGCACCCACATGGCGGTAGAACGTGGCCGTGCCGGTGGCCAAGTTGGTGCCACTCCACACATCGGCGCTGGGCTTGGACATGATGCCGCCGCTGGGCGGGTCCATGCTCAGGCCGGTGCCGGTGGAGTTGACGGAAATGCGGCACAGCTTGGTGTGGCCGGTCACATCGGCATCAGCGGTCGCAGGGACGGCGCCAGCGTAGATGTCGATGAAGCCCAGATCGAGCAGAGCGCTGATCGAGTCAGTGCCCAGGGCGCCATCGCGCAGGCCGGTGGAAGATTTGATTGCCATGGTGTGCTCCTTGAATCAGGCGTCGGGGATGGGGGAAACTTGGAAGCCAGCGGTCACACGCAGGGTGCCGCCGACACCGGGCTGGCGCGCGGTGGGGAACAGCACGGCGCTGGCCAGGATGCCGGTGGTGCCGCCCTTGACACTGGAAGAACTGATGAAGCCACCGCGCACCGTGGCGTCGGTGGTCATCACGAACTCGGCCTTGGCCAGTGCGTTGGTCACGACGCCGCCAGCAGCAGCGCCAGGGTCAAACGCCGGGCGGGTGGCCGACGAATAGACGGTCAGCTCGCCGGCCAGCGCGGGGAAGTTGGCAGCGGTGTTGCTCGCCAGCGGCGCATAGTTGTTGCCATAGATGCCGATGAACCACGACTGCTGGGTCGCGCTGTTGAAAAGGATGTCCAGGAAGGCATTGACGCCTTCGTCGGGCACCAGGTTGTGCACGGTGTCGGTGCCCAGGTGGTTGCCGGCCGCGTCAAACGCCTCGACCGTGTAGACGAAGCCCAGTCCGAGCTTGCTGTGTGGGGATTGCATGGTGGTGGTCCTCTCTTGGTCAGGCGATTTCGGCGTCCATGAAGCTGCCAAGCGAAGCGGCAGAACTGGGGCGGTAGGTGGATGCGATGGCGTGGCGGGTTTCGCCAGCGTCAACGTGCAGGGTCGCGGCGCGCTCAGTTTTGGGTGCGGGTGCGCTGTCGGCCTGCATTTCGGTGATCTGGCCGGCGCGGTCGCCGCGCACAAGGCCCTCATGCGAGAACCACTGCACGACACCAGCCTCGACCACGGAGTCAGACGCTTCGGCCACGCCCTCGTCTTGGGCCTTCACCAGTTCGGCCTTGGCGATGTCGGCGCCGGCCAGCCAGTACGTGGCCTTGGTCGTGCCCACATAGACGCCCTCGTCGTTGGGGCGCACCATGGTCACGCGGTAGGGGAAGGGAATGAAGCCTTCCACCGGGCGGTGCAGCGCCGGGGCGAATGGCTCGCTGAAGTAGATCAGCTTGCCCCGCGCCACCAGCAGTCGGCCGTTGTGGGCTCGCACGATCTTGCCGGGCGGCATGGGCATCAGGCCCTCGGTCTGCAGGGTGTGGCCCAGTTGGGGCGGCGCTGTGATGGCGATGGGGCCGGAAATCCTGGCGTAGAACTGCAGCACGGTCGATCCGGCCGGCGCCACATAGACGTTGACCGCCACGGCCGGCAGACCGGTGATGCTCAGGCCGCCACCGTTGGGCAGGTCCACGGCCATGGGCCATGTGCTGGGCGATTCGCCTCGGTCATCGCTCAGGGTGAACGCCACCTGATAGAGCCCAGGCGGGAGCGCGCCGGCCGTGGCCGACACCATGGGGGCGGGGTTGGGCGGCGCCAGGGCTGCGAGGTGGTTGGCGCCGTTGTGGATGCAGCCCAGGTAAGCGCCGTCGCTCCAGTAGATGTCCTCGCCGTACACGTCGGCGGAAACCGGGCCTTGGATGCCGGTGTGCAGGGTGGCGCCGCTGAAGTCCTTGAGCGCCGTGCCGTCCACGTAGAGCGCGCGGTCCTTGCTGTCCGACCACAGGCTGTGAACGTCGGTGCCGGCGATGACGCGGGAGAAGCCGGGCCGGGTTTCGAGCGTGCCGGCGTCTGTCACCAGCAGGTTGCGCAGCTCGCGCGGGATCAGGACATTGGCACCGCCTTGGGTCGTGCGCTTGAGCGCATGGTCAGGCGCGCGGGTGTTCATCCCGTCGATGCTGGAGAACTCAATCGGCTCCATCACCAGCCCCGGTTGAAGGCCACCACGGGCGGGCGGCGGTCAGCGCGCTTGCGCTGCACGTTGGCGTCGGGCCTGGTGCCAAACGCTCGGGCGAAGCGGGCTTCGTGCTCCATGGCCAGCTTCTCGTCCTTGGCGTCGGCGTCGTGCTTGCGGTAGGCGTGCATCAGCATCCCGTCCAGCAGACGGCGGTGGTAGATGGGCTTCAGCTCGGGCTCGGCCGTGTCAAAGTCCACCGTCAGCGGCTCCAGGGGTGTGCGGTACACCGTCAGGCGCAGCGTGCCGGCCTCCGTGGGGGTGGGCACCACGCGCACCGATGTGACCTGGCCATTGACGATGGCCGTGTGCGGCGTACCTTCCATGGTTTCCCAGGATGCGCCCGTGTCGTCCATTTCCTCGATGCTGCTCAGGCGCATTGGCTTGCCGGCCAGTGTGGCGCGCTTGACGCGGATCACGCTGCCGTGCAGGTCATAGGTATTGGTGCCGGCCACCAGGGTGATTTCGCAGCAGTCGGCGGTGGTGCTGTCCTCAATCAGAAAAGCACGCTCGGCTGCGTCGTTGGCCGACTCATTGAGGTAGCCGACGATTTCCTCGTCCGACCACAGGTAGGCTTCCTCTGTGTCGCCAGTCTCCTGGCGGAACAGCGCAATGAAGTCGGCCACGTTCATCAGTCGTCCTTGTCTTCGGCCAGAGCGGCGGCAGACACTTCGGCCCACACAGCATCGACCTCGGAGCGCGAAGCCTGGAAGCCCAGCTTGGCGTTGACGGCGCGCAGGTCGGGCTTGCCATCCTTGTTGAAGTCGCCTTCGTTGTCACCGTCCAGCATGGCCTTGAGCACCTTGGCGATGTGGTCGGCGCGGTCGAACTGGGCCGCCTCGGGCTTGGCGTCCAGCATCATGGCCTGCTCGGGCGTGAGGGAGCCGGGGATGGCGCCCTTGGAAATGGCCTCGCGGTGGAACATGGGGTCCAGCTCCACGCCCTCGGCAGTGACCAGGGCTGTGTGGCCAGTCACCAGGGAAACGTGGATGGGCTCGTCGGTCGGGCTGCGGAATTTCATGATTTTCGTCCTCAAAAAACCCGGTGGGGATCAAGCCACCGGGGGTTAAAAGGGCCGGTGAAGGCCCACCACAGGAGAACAGTGGGGATCAGCCTTGGCTGAAGGCGGCGCGACCGATCACGTAGTACGTGACAGCCAAGCGCACCTTGCCGGTGGCCGGGGAGCCGCCACCAGACACCCAACGCACGGTCAGCGCGGGTTGGGTTGAGGTGTGGATGAAGCCGGTGGGCACCAGAGCCACATGAGCACCCAGCGCGCGGATGTTGCCGTCGTTGAGGTAGCGGTTCTGGGTGGTTGCGTCACCCACGTCCATCACGTCGGTGGAAGTGGAGTTCCAGGCCTCGGTCGTGGTCAGCGAGCCGCTGACGATCACGGCGTTGACGGGCAGGCCCAGGGCGGACACGTCCACGCCAGTGGTCACGTCGGCCAGGTTGATGTCCACATAGGCCGTGACCAGTTCTTGGCGGCCGGCGTTTTTGGTGATTGCCATTTGAGTGCTCCTTACAGCATCAGGGGAGGAAAAGAGGGTGATGTGTCAGGGGAGGCGCGAGGCCTCCCCTTGTGCGACTTACTGCAGGTAGTGGTCGCAGGTGACGATGCCGAAGTCCTCGGTCGATCCGTCGTAGATCGAGTAGAACTTGGGCTTGAGCAGGCCCATCATCTTGTCGATGTTGATGCCCTGCTGGCTGTCGTACTGGAACAGCTTTTCGGTCCATTCCGGTGCGCCCAGGTCGGCCATGCCCAGAGCCTGAGCACCGCACAGCATGGTGCGGGTGCCGTTGACCAGGCCGCCAGAGCCCCACTTCGAACCCGAAGTGGCGCCCTTGGTGTTGTAGACCAGGTTGTGCTCATGGATCACAGCGCCGTCCACGGTCACGGTCGCACCGGTGAACCAGGGGCTGTCCATGCCGGCCTTGGTGGCCACAGCAACCACGGCGCGCTGGTAGTCGGCGTCCTTCTTGAGCGCGGCCAGGGTCTGCGGGTGCACGAACAGCACGTAGTAGTCCTTGCCACCGGACTTCAAGGGCTTGATGTAGTGCTCCTTGGCGTAGGCGATCAGGTCCACGATCATCGTGTACTTGGGCACGAAGGCGGTGGTGATGTTGCCAGTCACCGAAGCGGCCAGGCTGGTGCCGTCGAACATCAGTGAGCGCTTGGAGGTCGGAGCCGACACGTCAGCAGCGAACGCCAGGTTGGGGAAGGGCGAACCGACGCGGGCGGCGCCGTTGTTCTTGAAGGCGTAGCTGATGCCGGCCATGGTCAAGAACGCCAGTTGGTCGCAGCGGTTGGCCAGCCAGAAGGCCAGGCGGTCCTTGCCCATCTGACGGAAGTTGATGACCGTCTTCTGCTCGGCCAGCTTGCCCTTGTTGCGCACGGAGTGGGTCAGCAGGTCGATGGTGATTTCCTGGCTGTACGACTGCATGGCTTCTTCGTTGCCTTCGCGTTCGTTGTCGCCAATCACACCGTCCTCGACCAGATCAGCAACGAGGTGCATCAGCACTTTCTCGCCCTTCTCGGTCTTGGTCAGCTCGGTGATGCGCTGGATCAGCGCGTTTTGGCCCGTACCGATGAAGTTCTTGATGAACATCTGGTCGCGCGCAGCGGACCAGACATCGCGGGACCAGACGTATTTCTGTTGGGGCGTGAGAGCCGCAAAATTGGTAAGCATTCCATGCTCCTTGAATGAAAGACAAAACGGGGTTCAGGCGTTTCGCTGCCAAAGCGGAGACATGGCTGGTGAGGCGGCCAAGGGCGCCGTGCGTTTACCGCCTGCACGGGGCGAAGTCCATCCGTTGCGTGATGTACCGGGTCAGCGGGTGGATGACTCCCGCTGCCCGGCCGGCTGGCTGACTTAGAAGATGTCGCCGCGAGCCTTGGCCTTCTCGGCTTCGCTCAGGGCGTCAAACTGTTCATCCGTCAGCGATGCGTAATCGACCTTGCCGGCCGTTGCCCGGTTGCCAATCCCGGCTTGCACCGCTGGAGCCTGGGCATCTGCTGCCTTGGCGCCGCGTGCAATCGCATTTGCAGTGCGAGTGTCAACCGCTGCCTTGTTGGCAGGCAACCCCAAGGTGGGGGGTGCGCCTTCCTCTGGGGCGAATTTGGGCGCGATCTTGTCCACGGCGAGCTGCAGGGCCTTGGCCGGAGCCATGCCGCGTGCGATGTTGGCGTCACGGCTGGCTTTGATAAGGTCCAGGGCGTCGGCACCTTCGGGCGTGTTGAGGTAGGGCCAGGTTTCCACGGCTTTGTCGGCCACGGTCTGAAGGTCCACACGCGCGGCTGCTTCGCGTTGCATGGACATGGCCTGTTGCGCAGCTTCGGCGGCCACATGCCGGTTGATCTGGCTGCGCAGCTTGGTGGCCTCGCCTGTTTCGCCCTCCATCAGCAGCTCGATGTACTTCTGCTCGGCGGCGTCCACGTCGAACTCGGGGGCGGCCGGTGCTGCAGGGGCGGCTGTCGTCGGCGCTGGCGCTGCGGCCGGCTGCATCTTGAGGGCATCCAGTTCACGCTGCAGGGCTTCGGCGCGGGCTTCGGCCTCCTTGCGGGCCTCGTTGACCTCGTTGAAGCGACCCTTGGGGATGGCATTGGATGGCTTGCCGCCAGTGGCCTCGTCGGGCTCATCATCGGTGGCAGGGGCGGGTGCAGCGGGCGCAGGCGCTTCTTCGCTAGTGGGCGTGAAGTTGTCGCCACGGTCCTCGTCGGCGCCGGGCGTGTCGCCCGCGTCGGGGTTTGCTGCATCGATCACTTCGCCGCCCAGGTCGTCGCCGTCACCATCGACGGGCTTGCGCAGGACGTGGAAGGCAGAGAGGCGGCGTTGCAGTGCTTTGATGTTCATGGTTTGCGCTCCTGTGGTGTGGTGAACTGCTGGATGAATAGTTGGGTGCGGGCTTTTTCGTAGATGGCCCTGATCTGCTCGTCAGTCAGCACCGGGCTGAAATAGAGCGGAAACAGCCGCGCCA